GCGCGAAGACTTCGACCGGGACATGCACGACCACCCGTGGAACGCGCGCACCATCATCCTGAAAGGCTGGTACACCGAGAGCCGTCTGGTCGAGCAGCCCAACGAAGAGTTCGATCAGGCCCAAACCTTCTACCGGCAGCCGGGCCACACCGCCAAGCTGGGGTTCGGTGAGTACCACACGATCACCTCGGTGAGCGACGGCGGCGTCTGGACCCTGTTCATCAGCGGCCCATGGCGTGGCGTGTGGGGCTTCCTCGTCGATGGCGTGAAGGTGCCGTGGAAGACCTACCTCGGTGTGCCCGAGAAGGGGGATCTCGACGACACGCCAGCCAAGGCACCGGTTAGCCACGGTACGCCGAAAGTCACTACGGTGGTTGTGCACAACAGTGACGCACTCAGCGAAGGTCTGGATCTCCTGGCCAAGATCGGCATCAACCGAGAGTTCGGCAAGTTCGGCCCGCTCAGCAATGCGGACCTTCAGATGTTGGATGATCTCGACACGGACCTACGGATCAAGGCATACGGCAACACGCCGACCCGGGACGTGATCGAGGCGCCGGTCCACCCGCTCGAGGCACCCGGCGAACCCTATCACCCGCTAAAGTCCATCGCTGAGTGGCGCAAGGGTTGCTCCTGTGCGACTGAGGGCCGCCCGGCCGAGTGTGAGGCGTGCACCGAGGCGCTGATCAATGCCGTCGAGCGCTGGCACAAGAAGAACGACGCCACCCATGGCAGCCTGATCGAGAAGTTGGCCAAGGCGGACGTCGGTCAGGACTACACCGAAGACGAATGCTTCGTGGGTGAGGCCGCCTACCAGATGGGCTTCGAGTGCTTGAACGACGACGCGACCGTGTACGGCTGCACCCTGGGCCAGCTCGTCAAACTGATGCGCACCTACGGCGTGAAGTTGAAGGGGGACCAGTAATGACGCGGAAGCCTTTCACACCTACGCCGCTGCAGACATTTCGCGCCGGCCCGAAGACCACGATCCTGGCGGGCGGTGATGCCGACGATCGCCATGACAATGACTGCGACAACGTGCGTGAGCAGCTCAAGTGGATGGCGCTCGATGACCCTTGGCGCGACCCGGCCACGGTGCTGCCGCGATCGGTCCTGTACCAGCAGCACATCGCCCTGGTTGAAGTGGAGCGCCAGCGGTACATCGATTTTTTCGAGATCCCGCCGCACCGCGCACTGATCAGTTCCGACGGCGAATTCTCGATCCTTGGCACGCGATTGCGCTGGGAAGGATGGCTGGCCGCAAGGCTGGGTTTCAAGGTTGCCGACTACCGACCGCCACTGCAAACAGGATCTGATACCGATGACTGACCGCTACAACAACCACGCCTTCCAGGCGATCTGCACCGACCTGCGCCGCAAGAATCCTCGCTGGTCGGAAACCCGGATTCGCGCCGAGGCGAAAGTGATCTACCACAAACGGATGCCGAGCAATGCTTGACGACATCGAACGAGCCCGCGCCATCGAGGCGCAATTCGCGATCACCGAGCGGCTGAAACGTCGCGTCAAGACCACCCCGGTGATCGCCGGCCAAGACCCCTTCGAGGAGCCTGGCCACGTACCGGTGCCACGCGCCAAACCGAACCAGCGGATCCCCTCGAGCCTGCTGGTGTACCTGACCCGTGAGCGCTACACCCCGGTGGACTTCGTGCCCACCTTCGGGTCGGCAATCATGTATGACCACTGGATCATCGGCGGCGTGATCGTCCTGCTCGGCGTGGCCGCCAAGTGGGGATGCCGCCGCAAACTGGAGAGCTATCGCATATGAGCAAGATCGTTCACACCGACAATTTCGGCGGGGATTACCCCGATGAGAAATTCGTAACCGGGCTGCCAATCCTGCCGGAATCGACGCTCAAGGCAATCTGCCAGATCATCAATGACTCGGCCGGCCCACACGCACCGCGCTACTACAAAGTGGTGCCTGACGACTACGAGCTGCAGCCGGGGTTCGAGCCATGACCCCGAAGAACAGCTTCATCCCAGCCGACCAGGCCGAGATCCGCAAGGCCCAGTGTGGCAAGTGTGGCGGCGATGTGCTTCGCCACTGGGACTCATGCCCGCATTGCGAGCAACCGTTCTACGCCGACCGCTGGGGTTACGCCCGGCTGTGCAAGAACCCGAGCTGCTCGCGTACCGAGTGCGCCGGCCACGCCCATGGCCTTTGCCGAATGCACCACCTGCAGCGCAAACAGCGACAGGCCAATAGCGCTCAGCAGCCCAACTGCAGGCGGTGTAACAGCAAGGCCAGCTTCGGCGCGGATGTGTGCCGTCGTTGCGACGAGGAGATGCGCGCCCAAGTCGTGCCGTCGGCCGAGATGCGCCCGGTGTCGCGTGATCCGGAAGAGGTCATCGAGCAGTTGCAACGCGACCTGCAGGCGCTAAGCGTAACCAACATCATGCTCGACGTTGTCCCGGGTGACGGCGATGGCCTCGAGGTGTACGCCAAGTCGGTGGCAGATGTTGAGGCGGTGCTGTCAAAGCTGCAGGCTGAAAACGAAAGCCTTCGTCTGCAATGCGGCGGTATGCAAATGACCCTGGACGAAGTGACCGAGTTGCTTGACTCGATATCCAAATGTTACGCCTCGACATTGAGCCTTCACACGCTCGACAAGATCACTGCCGCCCTCAAACCCACCCAACAGGACACACCGCAATGACCGTTAAATGTGACGTACCGAAAAACATCCTTGAGCGCATTGTCGGCGACAGCTACCAGGACAGTCTCAGGGCGGTCGGCGAGCTGCGCGACTTTCTGACCACCTCCGTGGGCGAGCGCCAGCATGTGGCTGACGTTGTAATGCTCAACGGGGAAAAGATCATTGACGGGACTATGGCGTTCATGGCCGACGCTGAGATTGGCACGAAGCTCTACACCGTCGCGCCAGAACTCGCCGAGCTGCAAGAGCAAGTCGTGATCGCCGAACGCAATGCCCACAACTCGGAAGTCGCCTACACGGCGGCAATCGAAAAGCAGGCGGATCTGCAGGCGACCATCGAGCAGCTTCGGATCGACCTGAGCAACCAGACCGCCATCACCGAGCAGGCGAACTTCCACAAGGCCGAGCGTGGCCAGCGCATCGACGAGCTGACCGCTGAAGTCGAGCGACTGACCGCGGCACTCAACCCCGTCGAGCCGGAAGTCCAAGAATGAACGGTCCCGACAAGCACCATATGCAAGTTCTCGAAACCGATGACGGCGGCCATGTGATGTGTGTCGGCTGCAAGGCGTCGGGGAATGGCTTCAATTACCGCCCACCCGGGGAGTGCCCGGCGCCATGGCTTGACCGTCGGCAGTTGCTCGCCGAACTGGCCAAGGTCGAGCAGCGGAATGCTGAGGCCATGGAACTGTTGACGACCTGGCAGAGCTGGCTCGGTTTCAATCGCGCAAGTTGTGATGAAGGGGGCCAACGGATTTGGGACCGCATCGAGGCCCTCAAAGCAGCCAATCCAGAACCGAGTGTCGGCCCATGAACTTGCAACCGCCAGACCCACCGGATCACGGCCACTGCCTGACGTGCAAGACCTGCATTGATGCGTGCCAGGTACGCGGCGATCGCTGCACCGAGTGCGAAGACGACCCTTCAACGACAAACGGAAACGACGATGGCCAGACTCTACTGGGCACCAATAACGGAAACGACGATGAGTGAGCGACCATCAACCTGCAAGGCCCGGCAGCACAGCGACCAGATGGCGTGCCAGTGCGGTCTGGCCTGGGACATGAACGACCCGTGGCCGCCTGAGTGCCGCACCACGGTCGTGGCCAAGCAAGAGGTCGCCGCGATGCGGGTGACGCTCTCGGAGCCGAGCCGCTGGGCGATCAAGAAGAAACACCTGCTGATCCTTGCCGAGACACCGCTTCGCTGGCTGCCCGCATACGGCGTCAGGGGCGGCCTGTACCAGATCGAATGGCTCAGCCTACCCGACGCGGCGTTCGTCCTGATGGACGTGCCAGCGGGGCTGCAGCACGGCGAGCAGGGGCGTGATTATCGGTTCTTCGACAAGAAGGGTCAGCCGTACATGGAAATCAAACGACGCGAAGGCGGCACCAACCCGTCTTTCGTTTATCGCTACAACGGCTACACGGAAGGGGAGTGGTCGCAAGAATGAATTTGATCCCAGCAGTGAACATCGAGGCGCAACCAAGTGCGGCGGCCGTGGCGCCAACGGCCACACACTTCCTGGTCATGCGCAAGCACGCGGTCACCATCGACCCGCTGCACCCGGTGGCACCGAACGAGCGCCTGATGGTCTCGGCCGAAGCCTACGAGCTGCAGGGCGCCCGGCTGAAGCTGATCAGCGACTCGCTGTTCCAGACCAGCAACACCGCCGAGCTGATGTGCCTCGAGCGCAACCAGGCGCGGATGGAGTCGGCCGATCTGGCCAGTAAGGTCAACGAGCTGCAGCAGACGATCCACAACCTCGAACGCCAACTACACGACAGGTCTCGCCCGTGAAAGCTAAACCTAAAGCCGTCGAGCTGGTTGACGACCTGACCCTGTTCACCGCACTGGGTCTGGCGGCTTCGATCCATAACCACCCCGGTGTGATCCGTGAGATCGCTCGGAGCTTCGAGGATCGTGTGCCCAAGCGGCGACGTAGCACGCTGATCGCCATCCGCAAAGCGAAAGACCCGAAGGCGCTGATCCTTAAAGCGCTGAAAGTCTACGAAACCCCGAAAGAGGATTTACCCGATGCCAAACTTCAAACGCCCGATACCGCTGGCGGCAATGAAAACCGAGTGGATACAGATCGGGGTGGAGCTGCTGCAGCACCTGACCGAACGCCTGCGCGAAACGTACCCGAGCGTGACCCTCGCACTGGCCGGTGGGTGCGTGCGGGATCAGTTGAACGCGATGGAGCCTAAAGACATCGACCTGGTCGTGATCGGTGCCATCCCGGCAGACATCGAGGCCGGGGAGCGTGGCACCGATCAGCATCTTTTCGACATGCTGCAGGATTACGGCTACGACATGTTAGAGCATTACAGCAAGAACATGGCCGACAGCTACGCGACTCGGTTTCCCGGGGATGAGGATCGCTTCGACCTGATCTTGAAATTCCGGCCGGATGATCTCGATGCGTGCGGCCACTACCCGCTCGACGTGCTGTTCTACAACGAGCGGTACAAAACCGTGGCCGATATTGCGGCATCGCACGACCACTCGATCAATCAGTTCGCCGCGTGGATCGACGAGGACGGCAAGCTGCAGTGGAAATACTTCGGCGACGTTGAGGGCTGGGGGTTCTGTATGCAGATCCGGAACGGCGTCACCGAAGAGCGCCGGGTGCGGGTTGGCGAGATCTGCAGCGCGATCGGCTGGGCCTACGCGGGGGACTTGTGAAGGTCTGGCGCAAAGGCGATGCCGATATCCCGGCCACGGCCGTGCTGGTGGACCGCACGACGAAGTGGGGTAACCCGTTTCGCGCTGGGCGGGATGGCGGCCGGGCCGACGTGATCGCCAAGTACGAGAAATATTTGAGCTGGCACCCCGAGCTGACGGGTGCTTTCGAGGAGCTGCGCGGTAAGGATCTGATCTGCCACTGCGCACCGAAACAATGCCATGCCGATGTGCTGTTGCGGCTGGCCAACGAGGATGAACTGTGATGATCAAAGGCAAAGCGCTGCTGGTGCTGACCAGGCTACACGAGCATGACGAGGATCCCCGCTACGAGGTGTCGTCGTTCATTCAATCCTGTTCGGGCGATTGCGACCACCGGGACGCGGTCAACGAGGAGTTCCAGCACCTCGCCTACGACGTTATCCCGGTGCCGAACCAGGCCCGTCGTTTGCAGCCCGGGGAGACGATGCGCATCGCCGTGGTGTATGCGATCAGTTACTACCGCTACGACGATGGCGAGGTGGACAGCGACCTCGAGTACAGCAAGGCGCGCGTCCTGCGCCACCAGAAAGCAATCAACCGCTACGTGAGGAAGTCGCAATGCCGCTAAAACGATCTGAGAAAAAAGCCCTGCGCGAGAAGGTGCGGAAGTATTGCGCCGAACTGATTCGCGAATCACGGATCCCCGAAGAGCTGTATTCCGGTGACGACACCGAGGTGCTGCTGATCTTGCGCCGAGAGTTCGAGTCGGTGGCCAACCGCATCGACCACGTCTTCAACAATACCGAGAGCAGCGGCGATGCGTGAGGCGCATATCGACCTCGAGAAGCGAGAGTTCGAGCTGATCACGGCCATGCTGGACAACGCCACCTCGAACGTCACTGCCGTGTTCAACTCGACTTGCGAGAAGATCCTGCAGCGCCGGAAGATCGAAGGCTTCAAGCCGCCATTCGAGGTGGTCATCGGTTGCGGTGGGCTGGCCACCCGGCTCAGTTACTGGGCGCTTGAGCCTGGGGAGTTTTGACGGGAAAGGGAATCGGCGAAGCGCTCACATGTTGATCCGGCGAGCCGGGAAGTGTCAGCGCTTTTAGCCAGCCTTGCTGTTTCTGCAGCACATTGTCCAAGCATGTCGGAAAGCACCAGGGCTGCACGGGTGGCTGCCTCGCCTCGGCGGGCAACGCCGGGATCACAGGTGGCGGCACTGGCGTACACACGGGCGGCGTGCTGCAGGCCGTCAGTAACACCGCCAACCACAACGGCCTTTTCCTCAATTTTTCCAGCATCTTTGCGAGCCTCCTCGGCCAGTTGGTTTGCTTGCCGCTGCAGGCGTTGCTCCTCGGCCCGCGCAGCATCCTGTGCAGCGATCACCGCCGTGTTGAATGTATCGGTCAGCGCCAGCAGATCCCGCTCAGCCTCGACACCGCGAAGGTGCCAGGCGCCGAGCGAGCCCGCCGTGATGCCGATCAGCAGGCCGACACCTATCTCGCGCAAGGCGATCACTGTGGCGGCCACTCAGGCAGATCAACCGTTTGGCCGGCCAGCTCGTGCGTGGAATCCGTCAGGAACTGGATGCGCCCATCGGTGACGAACGAGTGGCAGACGCGTTCGGTTCGCCACTCTTTGAACTCCTCGTCGGCATCCGGGTTGGCCCCGTACCGGACGAGAACCGACGGGGTGAACGTCGGCTTATCCGCGTTGCCGTTCCAGCCCCAGCGGGGGCCCGGGCCGGCCCCATGGTTGATGGCGTGTGAGTCATTGCACCCTGGGCACCGGAAGATCAGGACGCCGCCTGGACCCTCGCGCAAAACTTTCGACAGTGCGCTCACAGTAGAGCCCTCCGAACGCCTTCACGGATCACCGATGGCAAGTAGGGGTTGCTGCCGTTCTCGTGGCTGATGATCGCGTTCACCAGGCCCGTCAGGACAGCCGGGTTGGTGACGTCGATGGGCGTGGTTGGCGAGACACCGATGGCCAGGGCCACGGATCTGGCGTAGGCGTTGGTGTCGTTCTCGACGCTCGGCGCCCAGCGATTGACGAACTCGACCGGGGTGTCGATCCCCGGCTTACCGACGCCCGGCATGCCGTCCTTGCCGCGGTAGTTGAGCAGCAATTTACCCAGTGCGCGGATGCCGTTCTCGGGGGTATCAAAACGGGCGAACCGCTTCTCGATGTTCGGATCGGGTGGTAGCTGGCCTTGCCATTTGTTGCGAGGGTTGTAATCGATGTTGCCGGGGTTGTTGTTGCGAATACCACGCGCATTTGGCATAGGTCGATCTCTTGGGGTGGGGTGTTATTTCCAGGGCCAGTGTGTGAGCTTGCTGTAAGCGCGCACTCGCCTGATGAGCAGGGCGGTATCACCGCGGCACCAGGCCACGAGGAGGAACACGAGGAGGAACAGGGATATCAGTTCGGGCTGGGGCGGGTCTTGCAGCAAGTCCGACCAGTTGAAGAGCAGGCGCCAAATGAGCAGCCCTGACATGGTCATCAGTGAGGCTGCAAGGATCGTTGGCGCCCATTTGAAGCGAGCTTTCGGGTCGTAGTAACTGCCGACGATTACGGCCGTCCCGATGTGAAGAATCAATTCAGAGAAAAGGAATATCGAAGCATTCATTCTTCGCTACCTCGGTTTTTTATTCTCAGCACGAGGCGGAAAAACCCCTCGAGCCATGGCGGCATTTGACTGCTGGTGCCCATCATCACCTGCATACTGACGATGAACACATGGCTGAGGCTGGCGCCGAGTCCTGCAAATAGCCATTGCCACGCCTCCCAGCCTTCAGACCGCGCCGCTGGCAATCCTATCCCGTAGCCAAGACTTATTGATGCCAGCGCCAGCCAGAAGCGCTCCATCTTGGGGATGTTCGGTGCCAATGACCAGAAAAAGAAGCCCCCGGTGATGGCCCCTGCTGCCGACTCGGGGTAGAAGGCAAAGCTAAACCACCCCCAAATTATCATCAGCTTTGTTTCGTCGTTCATGCACGCGGCACCTTTTTTAATGGGTCATTCCGGTTGTGGCAATGACGACACAATGTTGTGTGGCGCAAGGATAGCCGCTGGCCATTAGAGTGACAATGAGGGCTTAGAGATGGCGCCGCCCGGGTGAGGGCCGACGCCGTGTTGCGGGGGAATTAGATCAGTGAGAAGTTGCCATGGAAGCTGATGTTCATCGTGGCGGTCACACCGTAGCACCGGCACTCGCCGTTGGCAGAGACCAGCACCCGGATGACATAGGGCGGCCCCGCCGTCGCCTGCAGCATGATCGCTACGGGTGGTCGGCAGTCGGCCGGCAGGGTGAACATCAGGGTGCCGTCGGTGACCGCCGCCGTGGTGCTCAGCTCGAAGTCCAGCCATCCGAGCGTCATCGCCGCGCGGTAGCGTGTGACCTGACGGTTGGCGATCTGAGTGAAGGCGGCGTTGACGGTCAGGTCGGTGCGCCAGCGCTGGTCATAGCCGACGGTCATGTACGCCTTGGAGAACGTGAACTGACTGGGCGCCCATGCCCCATAGAGCCATTCCAGTGGCGCCCCTTCGTCGATGATGAATGCCCGCCAGCCGTCCTTCGGCGTGATGTAGATCCAGCCCGAGTTGGCCGGCACCGCGACGTCGTTGTTGTAGATCGCGATCTTGTTGGGGTTGCTGCCCGCCGCGCTCGGCACGATGTAGATCTTCGTCGTGTCGGCCGAGGCGATGGCGGTGACACGAGACTGGACCGCGCAGTTGGCCAGGGCCGTCAGCAGCAGCAGGTTCGTGTCCATGTCGGTGTTCCAGTTGTCCGCACCGTAAGGCCAGAATGCGGTCAGGCCGAGGCCCGGTAGTACGCGCTTTGCCATTTAGAGTTTCCCGTATGATTGACCGTAGTGCATGCCATAGCCACCCGGTGGATAGTAAGTGCCGTGGACGTAGATCCGGCGCTGGATGCTTTCACGCGACAGGTTGCCGTCACGCTCCGACCAGATCTCGACGTCGATGTAATTGGTGGCCAGTCGCAGATCTGCCGCCACGAGCGCGTAGCTGGTGCCGGTGATGCCCTCATAGGTGAGTTCCATGCCCGAGTCGCCGGTAAGGTGCACCGTGGTCGTCTGGCCCACTTCAGGGATCATATCCGGATCCGTCCACGCCAGCATCACGGCCGTCTCGGTGAGGCGGTTGCGTCGAGACCAGGTGATGCTGATCGGCAGGTCGAGAACCGTGACCACGTCCACCAGCGAGGTGTTGACCCGCACGTTGGCCGGGCGCAGAGGCAGGTAGGCGCGATCATCGGCCATCACGTTGACGTTGCCCGCGTCAGCGAGCGGGAAGGTGCCGCGCGACGTGATCGGCAGGAAGCGGTAGGTCGCGACCTCGCCGTCTGCCCGCGTGATCGGCTCGATGGCGTCCTCGGTTGAGTCGGTGAGCCACACCCGTGACCCGACGGACCAGGCGCGAGGCAGTGTGTCGCTACCACCCCGAACCAGCGTCAGCGAGAAGTCGTTCATCGAGGCGATCGCGCACAGCTCTTGCGTCAGGCCGTCTGCGCTCACGATGAACAGGAACTGCCCCGTGGCGGCCGGCAGGCCCGACCAGTTGAGCGGGGTGTCGATGACCGTCTGGTCCCACGCGATGTTGTAGCGCAGCGTGCCGGTGCCAGCCAGCGTCAGGCGGTCGATCAGCGTCGGGGTCGGCGTACCGGTCACGTCGGGGATGTTGCTGTAGAGCTCAACCGCCTGGGTGTCGATGCCCGACTGCGAAGCCAGCACCATCATGCGTACAGCCGGGTACTCGGCAGCCTGCATCACCTCGTCGCCGAAGACCCGGGCCATGAGGATGTACGGCGCCGACGTGGCCAGTACGTACTCGATGGCGCGCGGATCCTCACCAGGCTCGACCCATTCACTGCCTTGCGGGGGTGGCGGGGTCCACGGTGGAATGGTTGGGCGGGTGATGTCGCCAACGCCGGGTGGCGGGTAGGTCGGCGCCGGATCACCGGGTTGCGGTTGTGGAATGCTGGTGAACACCGAGGTGCCGAACGAGAAGATGTCCTCGAGCAGATCCACGACGATTTTCGTCGCGCCGGGCTTGCCGTAGTTGATCGACACGATGCGCATGATGATCGAGGTGATGCCGTACTCGGGCCAGCGCAATTCCATCACGTCGCCGACCATCTCGTCCCATGCCGACCGGTCCATCTCGACGGACACCGAGAGCAGCGGCGAGGCCGATTGCTTCAGGTCGCGCATGGCCAGGTTCATGGCCACGTTGGCGTTGCGGATGGCGTAGTAGTTGCGCGCGGCCGGGATGGTCACACCCTGCACGGCGATGTTGCCGAGATCCTGGGCGGTGACCGCTTCCTCTTCCTCGTTGTCCGGGTTGGTGTAGGTGACGCTGATCTCGTTGGTGGTCTCGCCCCATACCTTGCGCTGCATCTTCGTGATGCGGGCGTTGCCGGGGTGCACGATCGGCAGGTTGGCGCGGTCGTAGTCATTGCGCAGCAGCTTGAGCTTGAGCTTGCCGGTTTGCGGATCACTGCCCAGCGTGGCCTGGATGGTGTCGAGCGACTCACCGATGAACGCCTCGATCGTGTCCGAGCGCGCCCACATCATCGAGCCGAACATGTTCTCGGCAGCGAGGGTCGCGGCAGAGTCGAGGAACGAGTCCATGTCGATCAGGCCCAGCGGGCAGCCCATGCCGAAGTCGGTGCTGGTCAGGCACTCGTAGATGATGTAGGCGAAGTTCGCATTGCCCAGCCCATCGCCCGAGACGTTGCCGTATGGCCCGCGAGGCGAGCGAGAGACGTTGACCCACACTGGCGGCAGGCTCGGCATGTTGGCCGTCCAGCAGAAGCCACCCAGCCCGTTTGCGCGCAAGCTCGAGCCGCAAAAGAACAACGACGTGATGCCGCGAAACGCTGGGCAGTTGTTCTGCGCCAGCCCGAGGCGTTTGGCCAGGTTGGGTGCCGCCAGTTGATCGGCCCGGCCGAACATCGTGTCGAGGTTGCCGTCGGGGCCGCCGTTCTTCGCCGAGCCGCCATTCAACCCGTACTGGGCGATGTAGATGTTGGCGTTGGCGGCTTGCGGCGTGAAGGCGATCTGCTTCTCGTTGATCCAGATCTTGTTGATCGTATCGACAGGGGAGCAGACACCGTAATGTACCGACATCAGGTAGTCCGCGGCCCTGTTCTTGGGTTTCTTGCTACTCCCGCCCATTGTTTTCTTGCTCCCGTTCGATCACGACGCGGATTACCGCATCGACGTTGGCGTCTGGCAGGCACTGGCGCAGACGCCCCACCGTGATCTGGCCGTTCTTGAATTCCTTGTAGTCGAGACCCAGCGCCTTGAAGTACGCGGCCATGCCTCGAGCGCAAAAGCCGGCATCGCGGCAGTCGGTGATCGTGGCCACGTAATCGTCGGTCGGGTCGGCGTTCTTCGACGTCATTTGTATTCGTACTCGATGGTCTGAACCTCGCCATAGTACAGAATGTTTGTGCCCTTGACCGTCAGCGTGCCGAAGACAATCGGGACGGGCCGGCCCGCGTCAGCGGTAGGCGATTGGAAGTCGGCGGCGGCCGGTGGCTTTGGCGATTTCGGTTTGGGCGTCAGCGCGTAGGCGATCACCGAGATGGCGATCGAGATGGCGATCATGATGAGGTAGGGAACGGCTGCAGGCATCGGGTGCGACTCCTTAGAAGATGGTCAGCGAGTTGGTCGGGTTCTTTAGCGGGATCCACGGCTGGCCGCCGTAGTTGAGGATATTCTGATGGATCGCTCGGCAATCATCCATGTTGTGGCCACACCCGCGAAACATGTTGATCGGGGTGCCGATGGCGATGTCTGTCGGGGTGCCGATCAACTGCAGGTTGGCGCCGTCGAACACGTCGATGGTGCAGATCTGCCTGCGCCCTTTGGTGCTGGTGTACTCGATGTAGCCCCGGTTGAAGTGCGCCGCGATGTACTCAGGCGGGAAGCTCACCACGGTGATCATGTTGTACGGCCAGATCGCTGTTACTGACGTACCGAACGGGATGCGTGGCGCCCTGCAGGTGTTCTCCTCGTACAACGTGTGCGGGCAACCGCGCTGATAGTTTCGCCCCAGTCCCGGCCGGCGCATCGAGGTCGCCACCGGCTCGCAGTTGAACGTGCACTCGTTGCCGGCCCACGCGCTGGACAACACGCGACCCGACCACACCGGCCGGAAGTCAGACGAGCGATCGTTGACGTGACCCTGGTACACGACCAGGCCCATCGTGTAGCTCGGCGGGTACTGGCGGAACAGCTCAGTCACGTCGGCGGACACCTGGATCGTCACGTCGAGGTTTGACTTGTCGAGCGTGCCCGAGCTGGCCACCTCACCACGAGCGATGGACGCCGGTCGGTAAAGCCGCGCACCGAAGTCGATGTCCTTCTCGGCGTTGGTGTAGCAATACACATCCTCGGGCAGCGGACCGAACGTGAACAGGTACAGCTCGATGGGCATCCCGCTATGCCGCGACTCCTCGATAGCGGGGAACGTATTGTCGGGTAGCGGGTTTTCGTTTTGCTCGAAAGCCATTGTCAGAGTTCCTGGTACTGTAGGGTTTGCATCGACAGCTCGAAGGTTGCCACCTCATCCGTCAGGAATGTAGTCGTCAATTGGTCGGTGGCCAGTCGGCACAGAACGAGCCACGACATCTTCTTGATCTTCGCACGCACTTCGGCGGTGAGCGGCGGGCTGATGGCCAGGGCGGTGACTTCCTCGCCCGGCACCTGACCGATGTTCGTGATGTTATAGCAATGAAGCACGTTGTCCGAAGTCAGGATCGCGATATTTTTGTAGACCGAATCGTTGACCATGAACTGAGCGACCTCGGCGCCCCGCACGTAGATCGTCGAGCCTGGCACCGTGCGCGGGTCAAGGTCGAAGTCGTCGAGCCACGTCGGGCACCAGAAGACGTTCTGCATCCCCTTCATCCGCTCGAAGAACGCCTGCACCGCCTCGTACTGCTCGATGTCCTTCTGCCAGAACGTCATGCGCGTGACGCGGTCGTTGAACTGCACCGGTTGAAACACGCTGATGATGCCGACGTCGTTGTCCACCGTGTCGGTGTTGGTGCTGAAGTTGATGCTCAGCGGCACCGCCCAGTTCGGCTTCATCGTGAAGATCTCACGGCCGGCATAGGTGGACGGGGCGACAGTCTCGTTCCATGGCGGCGGCTCGCTTCCCGGCATCACGTTGAAGGTGATCTGCACCTCGGTGACGGCGCTGGTCAGCACCCGGCCGCTCAGGTTGGTGGCGAGCATCCCATACAGCGCGTAGTAAACCTTCGTGCCCTTCGGCCAGTCACCGGTCACGCCCGTGCCGCCACCCGCGAGGAAGTCCACCTGGTTGCCGTCGATCTTGCTGATGACCCGGGCGTCCATGCGACCACCTTCGGCGAGGATCACGACTGTGCCGAGCTGCAACCAGCCGGGGATTCGCTCGAGCAGCACCGTGGTGGCGTTCTGCGCGATGTTCTCGGCGGTGCGCGTCTTGCTGACCAGCTCGGGCAGGTAGAACGGGTAACCCTGACGCTCCGACAAGAACGCCTGGAATCGCCGCATCTGGCCAAAGTTGATCTGGCTGCTGAACTCGAGGGTCTTCCTCGGCGTCTCGCGCATGGCACGGCGCTGCTCTTTGCCGCCGCGACTGGTGAGGATGTCGGTCTTGTACTGGCGGTTGATCCGGTACGGGTTCTTCCAGTTCGGCGGGACGTCCCAAATCGGCACGTTGAGCGGGGCCGACGGCAAGTCGTTGTAGAGAACGCTGTCGCGCATGACCTGGGTGTAGGACCAAACGTAGATGTACGGCATGTTTACCTCTTTCGCCATTTGAATCGCTTTGTCGATCCAGGCCCAAATGTGATAGTCCTGGGGCAACTGAATGAAGCCCGTGAAGTAGTGAACCACGCTGCGCGCGTAGCCGAGAATGTCCGTCGCCGCCTCGAAGGTTTTCGGCACCAGATCCAGCCGGCCTTCAATGATCCAGTCGTAGTCCTCGATCTGCACGAAGTCGTATTGCGGTGCCTTCCAGTACTCGATCGGGAAGTTCACCAGGCGGGTCAGCTCCGATGCAAACGAGAAGATCTGCGGGGTGAAGAACAGCAGCGTAGCCTCGACGTCGGGGAAGCGCGCTTTGACCTGGTCGCGGATGTTGTTTGTCGACGCGCCGAGCTTGTCGCGCAACCATTCCATGTACGGGATCTGGTTCGGTGCCAGCTCCTCGTAGACGTTCTGAATCCATGGCGTGGGAACCGGGTTGCCGGTCTCGGCTTCGTACATGGCCACGGTGTTGGCGTCGTAGATACACGGGGCGCCGTTGGTGTACGTGCCGTCCCACCACCACGGTTCACCGATCTGGAACTTCACCGGCACCTCGGCCTCGATGCAAGCCTCGATGATCTCGATCTGCACCGCCGCCATGAAGTCGAGCGCGTCCTGGTTGGTCGGCTGAATGAATGACGATGGCGGTTTCCAGCCAGACAGTGCAGGGGCCCCGCTGTAATCCCGCTGCTTCCAATCCTCGTGCATGAAGAAATTGAGGATCTCGTAGGCCACCGAGTTGATGTAGCTGTAGCCGTAGATCTTCATCTGCACGAACAGCGCGCGGAACCAATCCATGGTCGGGCGGTTAACCGGTTTGGACGGATCGGCCGACCAGGTCTCTGCAGCGAGGACGTAGCGGTTTGGGTTGTTCGCCTCGAGCGACGGCGGGCTCAGCGGATCGATCGGGATGAAGGCGCCGGTCACCAGGTCACGCCAGCCGGTACGCGCCGAGAAGTAGTGAGACATGCCGATGTACACGTTCCAGAAACCCCGGTAGCCGAGCTTGTAGACCATTTCGATCTGCCGCTCAGGGGTTTGCGGATAGTTGTCGTCGAAGCCCGAGGTCATCATCAGCGAGTGCGCCGGCTGCACGTAGTTGCGCAAGTCGATGTGTGTGCGGGTGCCGGTCACGGTCAGGTCGTAGAAGTATTTGTCGGTGTCCTTCACTGCAGTCGGCGACACGGCCTGCAGGAAGCGCGTGTACAGTGCATCGCTGCGATAAAACACACCCGGGACGATGCCGTCGGCGATGACGGTGATCAGGTCCGTGCCGAAGCCCGACCACGACTTCACGACCGAGATGCCTTCCCGGGTGATCGAGCGCGGTGTGCCGTCAGGGTTCAACCCGCCTTCCGGATTGAGCGTCAGGTAGGTGTACTGCAGTTGGTCGCCGGGGGTGAGCTTGACGCCGGGCTGGCTGTTGTCGATGACCAGGCGGATCTCGGTCGGGCTGTGCTGCACCATCTCGATGATGGTCGCGTCACGGCCGAGCCCGCTGGTGGTTTCCACGGCGTCGAACGAGATCTGGCTGAGGTTCTTCGGCGAGACGCGGTCGCCGTTGTAGTTGGCCGATGTGCGCAGATCGTTGAAATCGAGGATGAAGATGTAGTCGGTGCGGCCCAGCCACGGTGTCATCTCCTCCTCGGGGATCTCCGTCCACTCGGCTTGCGGCTTCATGATCGCGGCCGGGTACGTCTTGCCGGTGCCATATTGCGGCTCGAGGCATTCGTACCGGTTGGTGAGCGGGTTGAGGACGTAGGGGGCGAGCCGGTAGGTGCGGCCCAGCTCGAAGTCGATCACCGTGCAGGTGAACTTGTTCGGTTCCGACGGGTTGGCGCGCAGCGCCAGGACGGTGTCGCTGTAGTCCACCGAGGTCGCGTAGGCGTAGCAGTCGTGGGAGTAAAGGTCGCGTGACTGCCAGCGCACACCGAGGAAGTCTTTGTTGGTGCGCCACTGTGCAGACACGCGAAAGCTGGTGTCATTGACTGGCAGAATTACCCCGACCATCTCTGCGTTGTAATCGACCGTCCAGTATTTCGAGTGAAACCTGATGAGACGTTCGTTATACGGCAGCTCGGGGTAATCACGAGTCATCGAGATAGGCATAGCAGGAACACTCTTTAGCTCAGAATGTTGCGAATACTAGCCTTGTTCGCCTTGATCACGTTAAGGAATGTTTGCTCGCCGCTGACCGTAGACAACGCTTCCTGCAGCACGCTCGCCGAGTCGATGGTGTTGACCATCTTCAGGTTGATCGGTTGAACAGGTGCCGGCCCACCGGCTCCCGCGCGATCCGCGTTGAGGACGTTGCGCGGGTCGTTCTTGGACAACACCTCTTCGTTCTTCTGCAGGATCGCCGGGTACTCATCCGGGGCCAGGCCGACCACGCCGCCCGTGTGGTACTTCGGTGCACCGGCAAACCAGCCCGGGTCAACGCTCTTGCTACGGCCGGTCGATTGGCCAACCACGGCACCACCGTGAGCGACCAGACCGTTGATGGCGGCAGCAAAGCCCCCGGCACCACCTCCGAAGCTGTTCTTCAGCGCGTTGAGGATCATCTGCTTGAGGATCATCTGAGTGATGTCCTGAATGAAATCGACGGCGAACTGGGCAAACGCATTGGCCAGGGCACGAACAGCGTTTTCGCCAGCCGCGATCGCCGATGTGAACTTGGCCCAGCCGCTAACCGCGCCACTGGCGAGCTTGTCGTTGATCTCTGCCGCCGTGATCAGCTCGTTCTTCACCACCTTGATGGACGCCGGGATCGCTTTCAGCTTGGCGATGTAGTTGTCAAACGCCAGTGGGTCAAACGCGGCCTTGTTGGCTTCGGCCAGGGCCAACGTCGCTTGGACCGCCTCGTTGATTTGCGGGACGTACTTCCCGTCGATCTCAGCGATCTGCTGCTTCGACTCCAACTCGGTCAGGTTGCCTTGCTCGGCTTGCGCCTGGGCGTTCTGCAGCAACTGGGTGCGCAGTGTGATCAGCTCGCTGACCCGCTTCTCGGATTCGGCAATATCGGCCAGGGTCTGTTTCTTCTGCTCGAGGTTGAACTTCTCGGTCTCCTGGGCCTTCAGCAAGCCGACGTACTTGTTCAAGGTGTCGCGCATCTGACCGGCTTGCGCGGAACCGCCTGGGAGCTTGGCCAGCTCCTCGATCTTCCGGAAGACCTTTTGATACGAGGTATCGATGGCAGACAGTCGGCTGTCGAGCGAATCCTTTTCGTTCTTCTGGATCTTGGCCTCGGCGCTCTCCAACGCTTTAGTCAGCTCTTCGGCGAGGGCGATCCGCCGCTTAACGAGCTTCTCCAACGCGGCGGCAGCGGCATCAGGGTCGGTCGGTTTCGTCGGGATGTCTGGCTTGCCCGTAGGCTCGATAACCGGGGGTGTGAACACGGGGCGTTCCTTGCCCACCATACGACGCTGTAAATCGAACATGTTGGTGTTCAATTCCATCGTATCGTTCAAGGTCTTTTTCAGCTTCTCGAGTTCGGCCGTCGAGTCCTTCACGCCCTCACGAGTGCCGTCGGTAAGCCCCTTGCGGATACTCCCGGCGATGTCATCAGCGCCCACCTTCTCGGCGCCCTTGGCAAGAAAGTTCAACGTCGAATCGACGGCGTCCTTCGTCCCGTTGACGACTTGCGTGAGGCGGTTCGAGAACTTCGTGCTGATGCTCAGGCCGAACGCATCGACGGCAAACTTCAACTGCGCGAACAGGCCCAGCAGAACCTCGGCGAAATTGATGCCCGCGAGCTTGGCCGAGTCAAACTTCTCGTATAGGTACTCACCGATTTTCAGACCAGCGAAGGTTGCAGCCAGGGCCACGAACGCGCCGGAAATACCGGCCGCCGCACTGATACCAGCAACCCCTGTCGCGGCGAACTCGGTCTGCAGCGCCACCAGCATCGGGATCAGCTTTGTGGCGATGGTCGTCGCGAGGCCGGCCACCAGCGACAGCGCCTTGATGCCGAACGCCAGCTCGATGGCCAGCTTGATCTCGTCAAGGTGATCGAGCATGTAGCTGAGCCCTTCCACGATGGTCGCGAAGGCGCTGCTGAGACTCTTGGCCAGTTGCGTTCCGTCGTCGCTTCGCAGAAACGCGGTGACCTTGATCACCAGCTTCTCGAACTCGCTGGCGAAGCCGCTGTCGGCGATCAGCACCTTGAAGTCGAAGAACGCCGAGTTGAGGCGGTTCTGGTTGGCGGTCAGGGACTCCATCGCCGTCGGCAGCCGGTTGGCCACGGTCTTGCGGTACTCCTCGGCGATGGCCAGTAACTGCTCGCTGGTGATCATGCCCTTCTGCATCGCTTTGTCGAGGTCGGGGAACTGCGACTTCAACGCCTTGGCCGCGATCTCGAACGCGCCGAACAGTCGGTCGCCGAGCTGACCACGCAACTCTTCGGCCTGGATCTTGCCCTTCGAGTAGATCTGCTCAAGCGCCTTGAATACCCCGTCCATGTCCGCTGCCGTGAGGCCGGCAACCACGCCCACCTCTTGGAATGCCTCGGCCACATAGTGGATCTCTTCACGCCCACGCCCGGCCAGCGAGGCCGCCGCGGCGAACTTGGCATAACCCTTGGCGGCCTGCTCGAAGGACACACCGATGCGATCGGCCTGCTGGCGGATGTATTCGTATTCGGCGGCGATGGCTTTCGG